TGAGAGACACAGGAATCAAAACAAAAATTATTAAACAATATGTACCTATAATTAACAAGTATGTAAATAAATATTTGAATGAACTTGATTTTCTTATTAACTTTACGATTGATGAAAATTTCAATGAAACGATACAATCTCAATATCGTGATGAGTTTTCTTATGCTTCTTTTTCTGAAGGTGAGAAGATGAGAATTGACCTTGCGTTGTTGTTTACATGGCGCATGATTGCAAAACTTAAAAATAGTGTGAATACTAATCTGCTGATTCTGGATGAGGTATTTGATTCATCTCTGGATACAGAAGGAACAGATGCATTTTTGAAAATCATTAATACATTGGATGCAGATACTAATGTGTTTGTAATTTCACACAAGGGAGAAATCCTTTTTGATAAATTCTTGAGTACGATTAAATTCGTGAAAGAGAAACAATTTAGTCGAATAGAAACAGCATGAGTGATTTAATATGTGAATTGGTGAAAGAAACAGATTCTTTTTTGAGGGAAAAACCAGAGGTATTTAATTTTGAAAGTCCTCAAGTTGACCCCGAAAAACTATCGGCTCAATTAATAGAAAATATGATTCATCATGAGGGATTTGGATTGTCTGCAAATCAGATTGGGATTCCTGTTTCTGTATTTGCAATGAGAATGGACGAACAAGCCCTGGTGGTGTTCAATCCAGAAACTTTAGAATGGAGTGAAGATACTACATATATGAAAGAAGGGTGCTTGAGTTTTCCCAACTTATGGATTGCAATTGAACGTGCAAAATCAGTTGCAGTAAAATTTCAGGTGTTTGATGGAGAAGAACAGGCTGGAAGTATGACAGATTTGTCTGCAAGGATATATCAACATGAATCAGAACATATGGATGGTGACTTATTCATTGATAATGTAAATAATTTTAAATTAAAATCAGCAATGCGTAAACGCAATCTTTACTTGAGAAAACTCAAGAGAGAGAATAAAAAATAAATAGAAAGGTAAGACATAATGGGATTTTTTAGTAAAATTAAACATCATGTAAAAAATATTACAAAAAGTGCAAAACAAAAAGCACATGAAGAAAGAGAACGTATAGAAAAGGAAGTAGAAGATAGTAAGAAACAAACAGAAAAAATTGTTAAAAAAGCGAAAACTAAAGCAAAGGGCCTAGTCAAAAAAGGTAAGAAAAAAAAGGATTAATCCCAAAACATAATAAACAAAAAAAGGAATAACATGGCAGAAGAAAAAAGAGGTATCGAAGAAACGAAGGACATATTGGATTTTATGTTCTCATTCGTAGAAGCGGTTGGAAAAGCAAAAAAGGATGGAGAGATGTCTTGGAGTGATGCAAGATTTTTTATTGATCCTGTCAAAAAACTATTTGAAGCAGTAGATGACATCGAAGATGTTCTTCCTGAGATTGAAGACCTTTCAGAAGAAGAATATGACCAACTCGTAGAATATGTTAAGGATAAGTGGGATTATAATGAAGAAAATCTTGATTGGGTTGTAGATACTGCAATTGAAGCAGGAAAATCCATTCTAATGTTGGTAAATCTTCAAAAAAGTTAAAAAAAAATATGGGAACATTTGGAAAACAATTGCGCCAAGAAGGTGCAATTAATCGTACAGAAACATCTATTCTTGTATACGAAGAAAATTTGAAATCTGATATAACTGATGATGAGAAAAAACTATTGAAGAAGAAAATAGAAAGAGCTCAAACAACAATAAAAAATACGAAGGAAAATTTGAAGTAGTGGGAATAACTAATGACCATAAACAAAACTATTAACAGGCATTGGCGTGATTGGGCGGCTCTGATCTATTTGTTTATTTGTCTGATAGATTTTTTTGTTGCTCCCTTGATGTGGAATTTGGAAATGGCGGAACATTGTAACGATTTAGTACGTTACCCTGTTGGTGTGACTTGTGATGCGACTCGATGGGTTCCACTCACACTAGGAGCAGGGGCAATGTTTCATTTGAGTTTTGGGGCAATATTAGGTGCAACTGCATGGAGAAAAAAAGATGAAGTGGAAGTCCATAATTCTAATAACAATTCTACTACTTAGTTCATGTGCTAAGAGTGTAGTTGATAAAAATAATGATTTAGGTAGTGGTGATAAGTCAAATTTACCAGTATCATTAACCTCTCTCATTGAACACGCAGAATATTGTAAAGCGATTTATGATAGCGGCGGTGATCAAAAAGATGAGGTTGCATTTGAAGTAAAACAAGATAATGGAATATCAATAATTGTTATTAGGGGTACGGCAAACGAGAGCAATGTAAAATCTGATATTGATGTGAGATTGGTAATGGATGCACGTACAGGAATATATCTCCATAAGGGATTTAGAGATGTTGCTATAGTTATAATGCAAATTATAGATACTGAGATGAAGACAGGAAGAACTATTGTTCAAGCACAGACACTTCAATATCCTCTTGAACATACAGTACACGTTACAGGTCACAGTTTAGGTGGAGCAGTTGCCCAGATTATAGGAATGTGGCTTCACAAAAGAGGTAAAAATGTTCAAGTTTACTCTTACGGATCACCAAAGGTTAGTTCTGAAGTTCTTGATAGCCAACCCACTCATTTTCGCGTGGTTCGCCGCAGCGATCCTGTCCCTTTTTCTCCTATGTGGCCTTATCGTCATACAGGACTTTTTATAGATAGTCAGGATTTGGATTGGGGCCCTGACAACGACAATGGTTTGATTTCAAAAACAGACGGATTAGATCATGCAATAGCAAAATATGTAACAACATTGAAGGAGAATTTATAATAATGGCAAATGATGTAAAAGTACTGAAACTGATAACAGGTGAAGAAGTATTAGCAAGAGTAGAACAAAAGGATACCATGTTTATTTTGGACAAACCTTTGACATTACAGGCAGTTCCTAATCAACAAACAGGTCAAATGGGATTTGCATTAATACCCTGGCTTATGGCTGGAAAGAGTGAGTCCATTACAGTTTCGATAAATCATGTTATAGCACAAGATGAAGCAAAACCAGAAGTAGAAAAGAATTATCTTACATCCGTAACAGGGCTTACTTTATAAAAGAATAAATATTAGAATAACAAATGGAAAAGTCTTCTCTACAAAAAAGAAGAAGAAAAAGAAATAGGAGCAAAAAATGGCAGAAGAAGAAATTATTGATTTTGGATTTAGTGCTGTAACGGCAGATGAATACGAAAGAGATAATACTGATGGAGAAAACACAGGGAGTGGAGGATCTGCAAGTCCAGAAGCATTAGCATCAATGGACGCTAAGATAGAACAAATCATGGCTGCTCTTGCGAGTAAATCTGATGCACCGCCAGATGATTTTGGATTTTCTCAAGAAGATAAAGATAAACAAGATGAAACGTTAGCAGGTATTGAACTAAAGATCGATAAAATTCTATCATTAGAACAAGATGAAGAACGTGCACAAACAACAGCAGATATTCTTTCTCAATTGAATGATGCTACAGGTGAATCACGTACATCATCTAAAAAGGCAGGAGAAGTTGTAGGAAAACAAGATGAGATCATGAAGTTCTTGGAAAGTATGTCACCAAAGATTGACAAGATTCTCAAACTAGAAAGTCTTGAAAGCCTGTTAGAAGGAACATCAGGAAAGTTAGATAGTTTGACTGCATCTCAAGTACAATCTGTTACTGCTGAACCACCAGATTTAACTCCAATTATGGAGAAACTGGAATGGTTGGATAAAGATGTACAGAAGATTCTAAAGATGGAACAGTTAGAAGCAGTTCAGAGTCTTCAGAAGTCTTCACAAGATATGTCTACAGTTATTAAAGAGATTGAAGAGAGAAAGAAAGATATAAACTTAAAATACAAAGCACGTATGTTAGCAGTGGAAAAATTGGTTCTACCATTGATCGCCAATCTTCAAAAAGATGGTGAAACTAAAGAATATATTAAATGGCCCAATAGAACAGCAATCTTGGAAGCTCAAAAAACTAAAATATTACAAGTAACGAGATCAGAAATATGAAATTTGGAGACTTTAAACAAGACCTTTTAGAAGGTGTATATGATCCTGGGATCTTTAAAGCATTCTTTCTAGCTGGTGGTGCCGGTTCTGGTAAATCATATTCAGCAGAGAAATCAACAGGGTCTGCTGCAGGAAAGTTTCAATGGCATGATGACATGGATACTAGGGAACTCACTCCTGGTAAGACAGGACCGTATGGATTAAAAGTGGTCAACTCCGATGAACAATTAGAGTTTGGACTGATGAAAGCAAAAATGCATACTGATTTTACCAAGTACTCCGATGATGAAACAATGGAAAAAGAAAGAATTCGTGAAAAAGGAAAGAAGAAAACCAAGAAAAAAGAACAGTTATGGATCAACGGCAGACTTGGATTAATCATTGATGGTACTGCTAAAAATCCAGCTAAACTATCTGGCAGGATTAAATCACTTACTGATGTAGGATATGATACTTACATGATATTCGTAAACACTTCTCTTGATGTTGCCCTTCAAAATAATGCTGGAAGAAAACGTAGATTGACGGATGAAACTGTAAGAGCAACATGGAGTGAAGTACAACAAGTTAAAGACCAACTTGCTAATCTATTTCCCAGCGGTTTCGTAGAAATTATAAACAATAGAGCGGGTGAAGATGTATTTAGAAAATCATTTGTTGAAATAGGTAAAATTATGAAACGCCCACCATCAAGTCATATTGCTAAAGCATGGATTGCACACGAACTAGAGAGTAAAAACAGAACTTGACTTTTTGATATTTCGTGGTATAATATATTATGAGTTTATATACAGATCAAAAATACGTGGGATTAATCTCACCCCGCCTTGACCTATTTAAACAGGTCAGACCCAATCTTTGGAATTCACGATGTCCTATTTGTGGTGATTCTCAAAAGAATAGATCAAAGAAACGAATGTATATTTACGCAAAGAAGCAAGACTTGTTTGTGAAATGTCATAATTGCGGATATGGTTCTAATCTTGGAAACTTTATTAAGCAGCTTGATCCCCACCTACATGATCAATATGTCATGGAAAGGTATAGTCAAGGTCAAATAGGTCGTGGTAAAACAAAAGAACCTGAGTTTCATTTCGAACCACCAAAATTTAAACCTAGACCAACTACCATTGATTTACCCTCTATAGGCTCTCTTACGAGTACTCACCACGCCCGATTGTTTTATGAAGGTAGGAAGATGCCTGATTCTTTCTTAGATAAGGTTTTTTATGCAGATGATTTTATGAGTTGGGCTCAATCAGTATCCGAAATCGATTATTCTAATTTAGGTAGAGAAGAATCAAGAATGGTTATT